GGCGCAGTACCGTCGTTAGACCAGCAGTCCGGTGCAGTTACTGCCTGACCTTCTACGAATTGCTTCGCGTAAAAAGTACGGGAGTCTTTGGGGGCCGCAGCTGCAATAATGACATTCATTGCACGTTCTTCATTTTGTGCAACTTCTTTGCCATCAACCATCATCCGGAATACACCGGCTTTAATAGAAATACGTTTGTTACCACCTGTACCACTTGCCGCTTTCTTGGCGCCCATCAGTGCTTTTGTTGCGTCATCCAAGTCCGCATTGCGGAGGTGGGCTGGAATACCACCTTTAAATAGAGTCATTTCACTCATTGTTTTCTCCTTAAAATTAAGATGCTCGTGTTACGGTTACTGTATATCTGCTATCCACATTTAAACCTTCCGGCATAAGATTTGGATGCTCATTAAGAAACTCTTGCATAGCTTTGTTTGAAATGCGTTGATGCAACAAATGAAATGCGTCGTGTTCCTTTACAACTTTGTAAAAAGATTCCCAATCGTTAGTCCAAAAATTACGACTAATACGACGGGCTACCCTCCCTACATTTGGAACAGAAATATTACCCCCTGCTAGTTCTACACGAGCCAATAGTTCCTGTTCTAAAACTTCTAATTGTTCTACCAAATTACGCTTTTCTTCTTTGTGACGTTGTTCCATTGCAGCAATGGCATCGCGTACTTTGATATAGGTCTCAACAACTTTTTCTGTGGTTACTTCTACTGTTTCAGTCATATTTATCCTCCTCGATAAAATTTTATTTTACACCTTTAGTTAACATTGTCAAGTGATTTTAACTAAGTAGTTCCCCGTATAAATCCGTAATTCTGGTATGGATGTCTACTTTGTCTTGCAACATGCGATATAGTTTCCGCTCTACTTGGCTACCCTGTAAATGAAATACGGTGGTTTTGTTCTTTTGGCCAGCACGATGTACTCGAGCATTTGCTTGTAGATACGTTTCTACAGACATTACTGGACTCCAATACACAATCGTGTCGGCTGCATGAAGAGTTACCCCATGGCTAGCTGCTTGTGGTTGAATGACAAGGATCTTAGGGTTTTCACTAGTCTGAAACCTATCAAATATTTCGGTTCGTTTGCCAGCAGATATGCCCCCATGAATTAGGTCTACCGTATAGTCTTTCTTAAGTTCCTCTGAAACAATCTCAATAGCGTGTCTGTAGGGTACAAATATCAAAACCTTATGGCTGGCCTCATCAATAACTTCTTGCAGCACCTTAAGCCGATTACTAGCGTCAAATTCGACAATCTCACCAGTATCCGAATACACCGCGCCTCCAGAAAGCTGGAGTAATTTATTCAAGTTTGCCGCTGCGTTAATGGTGGTAATGGCTTGGCCTCCTGCATGGACTAACATTTCTTTACGCATTAGGTCGTAGTATTTTTGCTGCTGTGCAGTAAGCGGTACGTCTCGGGTGACGTAAGTCATCTCTGGTAAATCAAGACATTGTTGTTTGGTAAACCGAATGGCCGGTTGCAGTGCAGCATGTACAACGTTTTCCGCGTTGGGTTTTGGCACCCACCTAAAGTTGCTAACCTTATACATTACTTGATCTCTAAAAGCCCCCATAAATTTAGGTACTTTTTCAGGACTAACCAATCTTGCAAGGCCGTAAGCATCAACGGGGGATTGCGCTGCTGGGGTTCCGGTCAACATCCACAACCATGTTTTTTGTGTAATCAAACGAGCTAATATTTTCCAACGCCGGGTCTGTGGGTTTTTGTAGGCATTTGCTTCGTCAATAACAATTAAATCAAAACCCGCTTTTTCAATATCGTCGGCAATGATTTCTACACCATCGTAATTAATGATGACAAATTCAGCATCTCCATAAACAATACTTTTTCGTTTATCTCTAGCTCCATAGGCTATATCTACTCTGCGATGCATTGCAAATTTAAAAAGGTCTGCGCGCCATGCGCTATCCATAATGGATAAAGGGCAGATAACCAGTACCCGCTTGATAGCCCCAATCTTTATCAAATAGTCTGCTGCCCAAATTACTGAGCCTGTTTTACCGGTTCCTTGCTCGTTAAAGCAAAACGCTTTGCGGTGCATGGTTAAGAAAGAGGCGGTTGTTTTTTGATGATCAAAAGGTTTATATATCCCTTTCCAATCGTAATCTTTAAGAATGGGAGATGGAATGTCTTTAACTCCTAAGTTTTTAAGCACCCTAACTTCTTCTAGGCCCCAATGAATTAATACCTCGTGATGGTCTACATGGGAAGCAATAATTTTGCTTTTAGGAATTACATTTGTAATACGGCCTGCGTCCCGTACTTTTAGCAATAACGCTCGGTTTTCTACTATTTCCACGTTTTCTCCAAAAGCTTTATATCCTAAAAGTGGTGTCCACTAATAGGGTGTTTTTAGTTGCCGGTCTTTCCCGGCTGTCAGTCAACTCGTTACCACGTGAGAGGAGGAGGAAAATAACGAGTCAACAAAAACTATTTCTTGCGTTCCCTCTTACTTACTTCTGAAACTAAATTGCGTTTTGCATCTCTTTTAAAAGAACGGTTTTTACTAGCGCTTTCAACTTTAACTCCGTCCCCATTTACACCGCCCTTATCAAATGCTTTGACGTGGGATACATCCATGCCATCGCCTTTATGCACTTTGCCTTCTTTTGATAATTGGCGTCTGGCTTTATTTCGTTGGGCGCGTTTTTTCTTCTGCTCTTCCGTGCCTTGGTATGTAGCATATTCCCGTTTGTAATCTCTAGCCATATCGCCTCTTTTCGTTATGTGCGCACTCTGATACTGGGCACCAACCCTTACATGTAAAGTTCCGTTTAGGGTTCCATACATTCGATTCTAGCGCCATTTCTAGTTGTTGGACAAGCGGTTTGAACTGCTGAAAATAAGCCGTACGAAACATGGATTGATAATCTTCTTTTATAAAGTCGTTTGCCACAACAAACAACAGACCAGCCTTAATCTCTTTAATTTTTGGGAAGTGAGTAAATACTGCCCCGGCCATTAGTTTTAATTGTTTAGTATCGGCATACTGAGCGCTTTTGCCTGTTTTGTAATCAACCAACCGGGCTTCTTCTTTTTCGTGGTCAACAATCAATAAGTCGGCAATCCCACGATACCAAACGTTTTTGTCAAAGAAATCACAAGCAACAATCTTAGAGCCACCATCAGATAGCTTTACGCCCATCTTAAGTTCGCAATGTTTTTCCCCAGGAAGTGCTTTCAATTTATCCAGCATAGGCTGGATGTATTTATATTTATCTGGAATGGGCTTGCCGTCCCGCATAAATTCTTCTGCAGCTAAATGTAAATCTTTACCATAAATGATGGCGTCCGATTCGGATTCTTTTACGTCTTTGGCTATACGAAGATGATAGTACTTTTTAGGGCATTGTTCAAAAAGCGTAATGCTGCTATAGCTCCAGGATGGCATCAGTCTTCTTTCGTTGGTATCCAGGTTTTAACTGCACCGCTTAATAAACGCATTTCTGTTTGCGCATTTAAACAATGTTCGTATGCTTCTTGAAACTTTCTTGCTACTAATGCTTTCTCTGCTGCTTTAATTTCTTTTACTGCTTCTAAATAAAAAGATGAGTACTCCACCTTAGCATTCTCCATACGATTTTCCAAAACCCACCTCGCAACTAAGCGGTAAATCCGAAGCCCATTCCGGAACCCATTTCATACATTCTTCTACATAGGCTACCGCTTCTTGAGCTTCTTTTTCTAATGCAACACAAGCAATGGCGTCATGCACGGTAAGTACAACTTTATACCGTTTTGCAATCCGAATCATTTGCTCCCCAATAATACAACGAGCGATTCCTTGGCAAATGTTCTCTACCAATTTACCACCGTAAATTTTGTTTACTCCACGTCTAGCATCATACACATATTGATACCGCCCGTCAGTGTCTTGAATCTGCCGAAGATGTGGGTATCGTTGGTATAAACCATTAGGCATCAACACTCCCTTATTGCCCGATACAACCACCGCTCCAGTACCAAATGTAACCGATTGATTGTTGACCATCGCTTCAATAGCAGACCCGCCCTGTTCCCATAGTTTAGGAATCATTCCGTAGGTGTCACGGTAGACAGCCACAATATGGCGAGCTTCCCCTTCGTTAATTTCCGTACCAAACGTTTTGAGTTGTGTTTGGAATTTTTGCGCTCCCATCCCGTAGCCCGCGCCAAGGATGGTCGTCTTACCCACAAACCTTTCTTCCTTGGTAATTTCTTCTTTCGGCTTGCCATATATAGCAGCAGCCATGATTTTGTATACGTCCTCTCCATTTTTAAATGCCTCCGTTAAATCTGTTTGACCCGCCAACCAAGCTAATACCCGTGCTTCAATCTGGGCAGAGTCTGCATCAATTATTACATGGCCTTTAGGCGCCATGATTGCCCTTTTTAACTTACCACCATTAGCCCCCCGGCTAGGTAGATTCTGTAGGTTTATTTTGTCTGCGCCACCCCAACGACCTGTATGTGCTGCATAGTATGACAACGGTACGGGCATCTTCCCACGTTTTGAAATGTTGATGAACCGATCCGTACGGGTTTCCTCTAATGTAGACTTGTTACCAAGGCGAGCAGCGACCAAGGCCTGTACTCTTTCATCCGGATGTTCGGCTAGTGCTTTAAACCCTTCATCGCTCTTGGCCATGGCCAAGGTCTCCTGGCCCGTTGTTGGTGAAATCTTTGTGGGTGGCTCTACCCCGCATTGACGTAGTAACTCAGCAAACTTTTGATTTGACATCAAAGCTTCTCGATCTTGCTGGACCGCTTGTAACAACAGCTCCTTGCGGTTCTTTACATCTTCTAAGTGCGCCTCCAGGAGCGGGGTGTCCAACTCAAGTGTGGGCTCAGAAAACATCTTGACGGTTATATCAATTAGTTTTAGCTCGGGTTGTTTAAAGTTAGGTAGGAGCCGTAGGAAAAGTTCGTAAGTTAACTCAACATCATTAATACAGTACCCACCATATGCATTGATTTCCGCTTTGCTAAAGTCTTTCTTGTGTTTACCTAATGCGTTTATGACTTCGGTGCCTTTTTTACCGAGCTCGTAGTATTCCACCAGTTTTGCCAAGCTGTTTCCAATTTCTGTTCCATGGACAGCTCTGGCCATGCTGAGGGTGTCCAACCAAGCCAAGGGTTTAATACCAAACCGCCAAGTAAGAATAGAGG